CTCATGTAGAACGCTCCGAGCCCTTCAGAGAACTCGGCGTTCTTAATCGCATCAAGCGTGGTGCGTACTGTGCCTGTGTCTGCGATACAGGTGGCATCTCCTGTGGCAATAGATCGCATGGAGTTAGGGAACTGAACATCATCCAGAATCTTGTTAATGCGTGTGCCTGTGGTCTGACCTGCCGCTGTGTCGGCTACTGTGGCGATATTAGACATCTGCAAGAGACGGAAGCCATCTGTACACAGGATGTCCACATAGGCGGTCTCCTGCCCTACAGGGAAGGTATAGCGGTAGTCATTTACATAGCCAGAGAATAGGAAGTGGTCTGCTGTAGCTGTGGTGGCAGAGATTCGCACCTTGCGTAGAGGCACAAGATAGCCAAAGTAAGGCGATGCTGGGTTTTGTGGGTTGAAGTAGCCTAGAGGGTCTAGCACTCGCACAATGGCTGTGCCAGCATCGTAGGTGTCTTTCAGGATATTACGACCACGCCTAATAGAGATGCTATAGACGTTGGGAGTTAAATCAACTGTAGGAATGATTACATCAGATGAGCCGAATGAATTAACACCGATAACGCCGTTATCAGGTGATCCGATGACGAAGCCAGTACCAAAGGTAGCACCAGAGCTAAAGTCAAAGGTGACTGCTATCTGTGCAGGTAATGTCATCCCGCAAAGCCACCAGTTCTGCGGTTGATATAAGCAGAATCTCCAGTAGATAATGACTGGTTCTGTAGGTTCTTTGCAATAGCGTTGGTAAGGTCTCCATCGCCTGTCACCTTCAACTCGACCACTACATTGTTAGCGTTAGGGTTGTAGTTAAGCCCTGTGCGTGTGTTGTAGGTAATCATGTTGTCAGATGGGAAGGTTGGCACGTTTGTAGGTGGTGGAACTGGCACAGAGGTGTTGCCTTGAGGCGCTGTTGGAACTGGAGCATTACTGACAATGGCTGCAGCCTTGCCAGCGAGATAGGAAAGATAGGCATCGAGGTACTCGAATGGGTTACGGGCATTAGGTAGGGCAGATAAGAACTTGGCTAGGTTGCCAGATGCATCTTGAGCCATAAGAATCTGATTGGTTAGATCGCGGGCAACCTTCTCGTTGCCGCTAAGAATTGCCAGTTGTGCCTGAACTCGCAGCTCTTCTTCCTTGGATAATCTGCCTTTGAGAGCTGCGACAAGTTGAACCTGTTCTAAGTCAAAGATTGAGGCAGACTTCTTAAGGCTGTTCTGCTTCTTCTGCTCGGCTGTCAGAGCCTTTGTAGATGCGACCTGCTTCTTAGTTAGGGCTGCAACTTCCTTGGCTCGCTTAGCGGCTGCTGCCTCTGCTTCGCGCTGCTGGCGTGTGCGGATTGCTGTACCTGCTGGAGAAGCTGAACGTCCGCGAGTTAGGGTTGGAGTATCGTCAAATCGTCTAGCGATTGCACCATCGCCGCCTGTAAGTCCACCAAAGGAAGTAACATAATCAAGTCCTTTATAGAGTTGGCGTAAGCCATTAACTGCCTTGGCTGTAGCCATGGTAATGGCGTTGATGCCCTTGGCGATATTGTCAATAGTCTTGGCTGCATCGCTGGCTTGTGAGCCACCGCCGAGAACTGCAAAGGCATCTACCAAGCCCTTACCGATTGTCTCTTGAGCATTAGCAGATGCAACGCGTAGTACGTCCATCTTGTAAGAAGTAGTTGTCAGGTAGTCCTGCGCTGCGCCAGCAGACTTAGCCAGCATAATGCCTAGAATCTCGTTAAAGCTCTTGGTCTGTAGTTCTGCGCGGGTAAGCCCTGTGTTGTACTTAATAAGCCCACGAGTAATACCGACATAGCCTTTACCTAAGTCATTAACGACTGTGCCTAGTTCTGTGCCTGTGGCTCGGCTAATCTGGATAGCATTGTTAAGAAGCTCTTGAGACTTGGTTAATGATCCTGTGATGTTAAGTAAAGACTGGAAGGCTGGACGGAGTACGTCATCAGCGATTGCTGCACTCTGCTCAAGCCCAGAAATGAAGTCTGCAACCTGTACCTTTGAGAAGGACAACCCAAGGTTATCAACTGCGCTGGATAGTCTGCGAGCTGCTGCTTCATCCTCTGCGAAGGCTTTAACTGCTGCCTTGCCATAGGCTGCCATAGCGGATGCGCCAAGGGTAACGCCAAGGGTTTGCCCCAGCTTCTTAATTGTCTTGTCTAATCCCTTGACTGACTTCTCTGCTTTGTTTAAGCCAGTCGCATCCATCGTAGTGGCGATGCGGATTGCTAGGTCTGTCATTCCAGCCATTAGTCAGCTCTCCTTGCTCTAAATGCTATTTCGCCTCTGGCGTTAGACTTCTTTACAACCTTTTCGTTCGAGGCTTGGATAGCCTTCACAACTGCGGCAGTTGTCTTGCCTTGATCGTTAGCCCATGCTCTAAAGAGTAAGCGACCCTTGGTCTTGCGAGTTCTGCGACCTGCGCTGTTGGATTGCTGTGAATCAACCAATGGCGGTAACGCGTTAATAAACTGCCGTCCAGCGTTAGGGTTAGCAGACTTATTGACTGTCTTGTCTATCTGCCATTCTGTTATGAACTTGCCGTTGCGGTACTTCTTAACTCGCTGGGCTGGTGGTAATCCTTGTGGATTCTTACGTCCTGCGGTCTCGTAGATAGCACCAGAAGCAGACTTGTTAAAGATAGTTGCAAGGCTTCTAAAGCCTCGCTTGTTTGGCTTTGTAGGCGTTGTGGAGTAGCCCAAGCCCTTCTTAATAAGCCCAGCGTTAAAGGCTCGATACTCCCAGACTCCGACTGCGTTGCCCCAGCCGCTCAAAGGCGAATCGCTAGGCACGAATCCTCTAGCCTGATTAACTACCTTGCGCAGATGTCCTGCAATTTCTTTCTGGGTTTCCTTGGCTAACTCTGGCGCGTATTGCTTCAGGGCTTTGCTAAGAGCGACGGCGTTGTCGAGTTCTACTGGCATCGCTTCGCTCCTTTGCTATGTCCTTTAATACCTGTACATGAGCCTTGAAAGCCATCGGAGGAAGTTCCACGATGGTGTTGAACGGAACTCCATACTCGTAACTTAATCTAGCCGCGAGATAGGTGAGGGAGTTCCGATCTAACCTAAAGGGTCAGACTCTAAGACCTCAACTGACTTGAGAGTCTCTAGGAATCCTTCCCCAAAGGGTTTGACTGTTTCACCCGAACGTCTAATTGCTTCCCAGCAGAGCCAGTACACGTCTGACTGCTTCTGATCTTCAATCAAGGCTTTGTGAAAGCCCTTCTTGGCGTATTGCTCAAAGCTGTACTCCAAGACTGGAGTTATTTCGAACTCCTGCACTTGTCCGTCAGCCCTTGTTACTTTGAGTTTTGCCATAGCCCTTATCTCCTTCTTACGCTGTTGTGACTGCTACTGTACCAGAGACGTTCCAAGTTACAGATTGTGTGCCAAGGTCTCCAACTGCGCCGTTAATATCGGTGAGGTTATTGACTAGGCAGGTCATTGTGTAAAGTGGGTTTGTCGCTGAAACTACTGCGTTTGTCTGCTTGGCTGTAACTGTTACGTTTGTGCCGTAAGCAGCCTGTAGTGTCTGCAAGACTTCGCCTGTGGCTGTGTCGTTGAGGAAGTCGATAGTGATTGATGCTGCTTCAAGACCCTTGACGAACTTGTGTCCTGAATCGCCCATCGCTGTTACTTCGAGCTCATCGAAAGTGCGGTTGATTGTTACTGCTGTGACGTGATCAGATAGGTCAACTGAATTGACTGTTAGAACTACGCCATTGTTTAGAAATACTGCCATTTCAGTTATTCCTCATCTTTCTTGGTAGTTGGTTTTGGTGCTGCTTTTACTTCTGGAGTTTGTCCGATTTTCGCAAGAAAAGCGTCTCGCTCCTTTTCCCAGTCGCTCATGACTAGCTCCATTCCGTTAGGGTACTGATTGCGACATCGCAAGCCAGTAAGTCTCCAGTAGGTAGGTTCAGCACTTTAGGGCTGGACACGCTGCCTACGTTGAACACAATGCTCGATGCTTCGAGAAGCTGGAAGAGGCGTACTACGTCATCCTCAATTCCAGCGAGGTTTCCTTGATTGTCCAGTAATGGCACAAGGATAGTAATAGTGAAGTTTGCTAGTGGTGCAATGGCTGTGTAGTCATTATTGCTAGGCACTAGATAAGGATCAGCAGGGCTGACAATAACGCTGTTAGCAATAGGCGTAGCAGGTGGGAACGAGAACACGCTCCACTTGCTGTTGTCAGTTAGTGCCGAGGCTATAGAAGCTCGAAGAGTGGTTATCGCTGGCATCAGCCCACCATAGAGTTAGGGCTTAGGTAAGGTGCAAGTAAGCCACGAACGCGAGCCATGAGCTGATTAGACATGGTGTAAGGGCTTGGTGCGTAGCCGTCAATGGAAACGCCTTGACCTGTTGGGGCGCTTTTGGCTTGCCAAATTGCCACGCTAATCATCAGGCTGGCTTCCTGAATAGCAGGGATGGTTGTGTAATCAACATAGGTCTCTGCTGAAAGAGTGCCATACGGATTGACTGGGTGAAAGACTGTAGGGGTGTTGTTATTGCCTGTGATTGCGTAGGTAATCTCTTTTTCACCAACGCCAGTAATGGTCTTATTGCCATTGTGCTTTGATCCGCAGCCTGTGATATTGACTGTCTCACCAACGTAGAACACGTCCTGCACATAGTCGTTAAAGTAAGAAGTGCCTGTGTTAGCGGTGTTGCTGTGTCCGATAATCGGAGTCGTGTTAGTCCATAGAAAAGGCAACAAGACATTATCACTTGCATCGCAGACTGACTGCAAGACTGCATCAGTATAGAGAGTTCCGATACCTAGGGCGGTACGAAGCTCTGCGACTGTTGTGATGCTCATTGTTATCCTTTCTAAAGACTAGGGGAGCTGCAAGGGCTCTGGCAGCCCCCCTAGCGACTTAGGGTGTTGCTATTATGTAAGGTTGAACTTACGAACGCCCTTACCTGACTTAGCCAAGTAAATTGCGAGGTATCCGTAGAGGTTGATTTCAATCTCGCCAGATGTAAGTACGTTCACACGAAGCTGTGTGGTTGGTGATTCCCAGACGTAGACTGATGATGGAGCAACGAGGAACGCAGAGTTATCCACGATACCTGATGCTGCGATGTTGTGATCTACGATGAGGTCTGTACCAAGTACGCCACCTACAACGCTTGTAGCAACTGCGTTGCCTGATGCGTTCTGTGTTGCGCCTTGTGCAGAGTAAAGTGCGCGACCTGTTGAGTCAGCGTATCCTGCGATTGCTGCCCACTGGTCTGTTGATGCAACGAGCTTGTTAGCGAAGTCTCCGCCTGTACCCTTGTATGCGGCTGCGCCTTCTACAGAGATGAATGACTGAAGTCCTGCTGCTGTTGCTGCTGTTGTAGCGGCTGTTGTGCCGTCTGCCACGAAAGCTGCGAGGAGAGCGTTATCTGTTGCCTTCTCGTATGCCTTGCGGAGTTCTGCCATCATGAGTTCCATGAACGCAGGTGATGAACGATCTACAAGCTCGAAAGATACGCGCTGTAGTCCAGAGAACTTGTTGATTGAAACTGTGTCATAAGCAGATGTCATGCCAGTCTCTGATGGTGCTGCACCTTCGTTGGTGTCTGCAACTGTTGGAGCGACATCAGCAGATGAAGCGTTTGTGTAAAGACGTGGAACTGTGAATGACATTCCAGAGTCAATAAGTGCCTGACGTGTTGCTGCCTCAAACGCTGGACGACCTGTGAAGGTGTCTGTGATGAATGTGTTGAGGTGCTGTGGGAGTGTAAGACCTGTGTTGGTTGATGTTGAATCGTCTGCTGCGCGTACTACGCGGCGGGCTTCGTCATCACCGAGGGCTGACTTGATAGATGCTTCGAGGTATTGCGCTCCTGAGATAGGTGCAACGCGCTCGCGGGTGTAGTGAGATGCTGCAACTGTTGGGCGAGCTGCTTCTTCGGCTGCTGCTTCAACTGCTGGAGCTTCTACCTGAGTGGTTTCTTCCACTTGTGGCTCGCTTTCTGGTTGGGTTTCAGCAGGGATGACTTCCTCTGCTGCGATCTCAAGCACCTGAGCAGACTTAAAGGCTGGCTCTGTTACTAGAGAAACTTCTTTGAGTTTTGCGGCAGTCACAACTGTGTGACCTTCGCGTGATGGTGCTGACTTGATAATCTCTGCACCGATTGAAAGTCCGGAAACGAGACCCTCGCTAGCCATGACAAGTGCATCGTTGCCGCCTGTTGAACGTGACAACTTGAAGGTTGCATAGATGCCATCTGGACGTACTGTGGCTGTGACCATGCGTCCTACTGGCTTCTTCATGTCGTGCTGTGATAGCAACTTAATCTTTGATGGATCGTCAATCTCAATAGAACCAGCCTCGAATACAACGCCACCAAGATTGGTGTTGCCGATTTCGCCAGTTCCCATAGGAACGATTTTGCCGCTAATTTCGCGGCGCTCTTCGCTGCACTCAATCGAGGCAGCTTCGATGTATAGAGTCTCCATTAGAGCCCCTCACTTCCGTTAGGTGTTAGATCTGTCATTTCCATAGCCTGTTCAGTTGTAATCAGCCCTAGAGTTATCATCTTCTCAATTACTTCAAGTTCCTTGATTGGGTCTTGCTTGAGGAAAGTATCAAAGACTGCAAAGCGAACTTCATGTCCAGCAGTTGAGATGTCATCCATAGATAGACGAGTCTGAATAGCCTGAATGTAAGGCTCAATGCTAAGCGCGAAGAATTGCTTGCGCTCTTCTGTCACGTTTGCATAAGTCATAGTTGTGTTCTGATCTGCTGACAAGTAGTAAGCAGGAACGTTCATAGCGCGAGCAATTTCAGTAGATAGGTTCTGAATCGCCTCGTTGTACATCATGTCTTTAGGTGAGAACTGTGTAGATTGGAACTCAAGTGTGCTAGTAAGGTAAGCAGTAGAGTTGTTATTGCGGCTACGCTTCCAAGCTGCGAGAAGTCCGGAGACCTCGGCAGGTGGTAGGTCTGCGCCTGTATTCTTTAGGATGCCGCTAGACATTGGAGTGGCTGATGCAATAGCAGCAGCCTTGTTAATGTCAATCGCTGACTGGATAGTGCGACCAGCGCGCTCTAACACGCCCTCATCGAATCCCTGAATAGTAACGATGTCGTTCATGGCAATAGGAGCAGCATCAACGTAATACTGCGTGACCATGATGCCTTCTAGGTCAGTTGTGAATGTAACGCGAGCGTTAGCAATCCACTCAAACGCTGCAGGGCGTCCATCTTCCTGATAACGCTCTGTGACACGAAGATAAGAGACTCCGTAGAACAAGAGTGAATCTACGATCCAGCAGATAGTGATAAATGATGGTTGATTCTTTGCTAGTTGATTAACCCAGCGAGGCGCAGCAATCTTTTCGCCTGTGCGCTTGTTGTAATACTCGAGTGGGATACCTGCGATAGTTCCAGCAATAAGGTTGCGGGCTCTGGCTACTGAAGCCACACTCATCGCATCCTTGCGAGAGACTCGGAGCTGAATCGCGTTATAGAGTGAGGGCAGATTCTCGCCCATGACCTGTGGCGCAAGCTGCGCTTCTAATATCTGTGGCTTACGCGAAAAGAGACCCATAGAAGGCAATTATACACTACATATAGATTATTCTGTGTATATAGCCGCTACCTGTTGTGGTTTGTAAAGCATGTGAACAACCATGGCGGTTGCAATCGCTCCAGAGACATCGCCCGCGCTCTTGCGTTTAACAATGCGCCATGCCGAGTCATTAACCTTGGCTGCGCAGTTATTCATCTGCTGAATCCAGTTCTCCTGACCCGCATGAACAAGCCTCTTTGAGTTAAGACTGTCGTTAAGGTCTCCGCAAGCCTGATAGAAGGATGCGCCAGAGATGTCTTGCACAATCTGTCCTGCGTTCGAGAGCTTGTCTGCGATTGACTGGGCTGTGTACTTGTCGTAGCAGATTTGGCGTGGGCGATACTGGTCAGCCCATGCCTTGATGTCCACCGCAATCTTTAGATCATCAACGCTTACTTGTGATTCCCACGTCTGTAGGATTCCAACTCCAATGCGACCATCTGGGAGTATTTGCCCAGCAACCAGACTTGCATTACGGCGAGACGGACTGACATCAAATGCAAAGACTGTATAACCGCCCACAGGAATCGTGAGTGTTGAGTCGCTCGTCTCCTCAAGGATTCCATGAGCCCACGGACTAGCGAGAGAGTCAATCCATTGGCAGAGCAGCTCTGTTCTAGTGTTTTCAATAGGGCTTGTCGCAACTGCTTCTTCAAGGGCTTCCTCGCTTATCGTATATCCAAGTGCTGGGTTGGCTTGAGCCCAACCTGCACGATCCGTAATCTTGCAATATTGGGGAGCGGAGTATTCATAAAACCCAAAGCTCTTAGGCGGGTTCTCTAGCGCCCTTTCTCTCATGCCATTAAGGACTACCGAGAAAGCGTCTCCTGCATTTGAGGTAAGAAGCGTCTGAGCGTTTGGACGCGCTCTAGTTGTAGGGATAGCCGCTCGAAATCCTTCTTCGTTAATCTCTCGGAGCTCGTCAATGAAGAGAAAGTCTGCAGTTCTACCGCGAGAGCCATCTCTAGTTGCCGCAACAACGTCCAGCCTTCTTCCGTCCAGCATCTCAATAGACTCTGTGCCGTTGGCGTACCTGATCTGTTTGACGAAGCCTTTGAGGTGGTCATTGTTCTCCAATACTTGTGCGACTTGTCTAAAGGTGTCCAAAGCCATGCTTCGATTAGAGGACATGATGAGGACGTTCTTACTATCCCACTTAAGCAGGTGAGCCAAGATAAGCATACGAGCTAAGTGGGTCTTTCCGTTCTGTCGAGCGATGAGTAGCAGGTTTGTCTTGCGAATCCACATGCCCTTCTTGTCCACCGCAATCTTTAGATCATCAACGCTTACTTGTG